TCATTCGGTCGGCACCTCCAAATTCTTTCCGCCGTAAAACATTGCTCCGGATACACCCGGAGACTTTAAGGTCTGCTCGGTAGTAATCGTCTGGTTTGTATTCGTGCCATTTACAATCTTGGACATATCACAGAGACTGTCGATCATCTTGGACAGCGTGTCCTCGTCTACAGGGTAATTGATGTAGTCAGCTGAAGCCTTAACCATAGCCATGACCCATTCTTTTCTGGTTGCGCCGTCGTCGAACTTCTTCTCTGCCTGTTCCATCAGGGACATAACGAGGCCGAGCAGGTTCGCCCAGTTCTTTTCCTTGGTCGCCGTCTTCACATACTCCACCAGCTTTACAGCAAGCGGGATGCAGGTTGCCAGACCGGTAAGAATAGCCACAATGAGCTGTACAATCTGGTTAGTATCCATGTTTTGCCTCCTTTCGGGCATAAAAAAAGACAATCCCGAAGGACTGTCGAAAATGCCATTTAATTGACTTTGCAGCATTGCGATGAGGTTGCGTAATGACAAGAATAAGCCGTCTGCTGGAACAGGCGGCTCGAGAATTGAGGGCGCAACCCCTCGGTTCAAAAGTATATGTGTGTTGTGGCAACCGTCGGGTTTCCACTTTTTTATTATACAATATTTCGCATGAAAAGTCAATCATTTGGCGTTAAAATATACTTAAAAGTTATCAGCAGTCGCGGTCGTCGTTCTCATATCCGAAGTCGGTATCTGTATAAGAAACTGGCGGCGCGATCTCAATTTTTTTAATGTTCTCCTTGCCGCTTTTGCTCTGGTAGAAGCTAACGCTCGTACCATATGCCGCCCAGACAGCAGAGATAAAGGTCGTCAGATAGGGGAGAGACCCTGTGTAGTCCAACTCAATCGCCCGTCCGACAAAACCGAGAACCCTGTGCGACACATAAGCCACGAGTACGGTCTCAAACACCAGAATCAGCTTGGAGAACTCAAGCTTACGCTTTTTTCTTCTTTTGCGAGCCATGACAGCCCCTTTCACATTGTGTTTTATTGGAAATTGGTAAAGAAAAAGCCGGGAAGCCCCGGCTTATCTTTTAAGATGCTGTGCTCATCAGGATAACCACAACAGGGATGTCTACGGTCGGAACAGTGCCATCCGCAGTCATCGTCAGCGAATTTGCAGCCTGACCGGTAGCACGCAGAGATGCTTTCTTAGCAGCTTTCAAAGCGGCCGCCGAGATATTCTGCGTCAGACTGATCACGCCGTTCTGGCTGGCAGCCAATCCGTTAATCGTCAGAGCCTGCGTCTTATTGCTCCAAGCAGCCGCCGACAGGGTAGTGAATACCGCCTCTGTCTCATAACCGGGGGTGAGGTCAACCCATGCCCCGCCGGTGTAACGCCACAGGTGAGCCGTTTCTTTCACGAAGTAGAAACGCTCCATCGGCGCAAGAATTGCTTGTCGAGCCGACTCGGTAGCTACATCAATGATGTCGGTCAGGTGCTTGCGAACCTTATCCTTGGTGTCGTAGAAGACATCGCCGGTGTCTGTGCAGATCAGATAACGTCCCGGCACAATCGGCACAGTGGTTGTATTCTGAGCTTTGCTGAGCACCGTCTCATAGGTTCGGAAGTAATAGCCCATTTCGCACCCCCTCCTTTATAAAGAATAGCCCCGCGAGAAGCGGGGCGGATAAACAACAGGGGCGATCAGAACGTGCCAACTTCCAGAGCGGTCTCAACAGCGGCAACGCGGCCGTCCATAGTGGTGTTCAGACCATCAGCGTAAGCCTTAGCATTGGTCTCAGCAGTTGCAGCAGAGCCCTTAGCATCGTAGTTTACTGCCAGACCATCAGCGTAGGCCTTAGCGGAAGCCAGAGCGGTATCAGCAGCACCCTTTGCGTCGTAGTTCTTAGCCAGACCATCAGCATAAGCCTTAGCGTCAGCCAGAGCCTTAGCAACAGAACCAGCAACATCAGCGCCGCCATTCAGAACGCCAACCTTGGACTCAAGGTCAGCAATGCGGGCAACAGCTGCAGTCAGGTCAGCAGCCTTTGCATAATCGCCGATCTTCAGAGCGTCGATAGCTGCGGTAACGTATGCAACAACGGTGGCCGGCTCATCGGTGCCGCCGATACCCTTAACGATAGCCTCCAGAGCCTTGATAGCGGAGTTCATGGAAGCAGCGTCGGTCTTGTGGCCGGAAATCCAGTCAGCGATCTCCTTCAGGGTGTCGAAAGAAGCGTCAGCGCCGTCAACGATCTTCGCAACCTCCTCAGCTGCGATTGCGCGAGCAGACTTGGAAGCGTCCTCGCCAACCAGAGTAGAAGCCTGAGCAGCAGCGTCGTTGATCTTCTTCTTCAGAGTGTCGCCGAGCTCGGTCTCGGTGACCTCGTCCTTCTTAGCCAGTGCGCCCAGAGCGCCGATGCCGCCGGTAACGAGGTTGTCAACGTAGTCCTTTACAGCCTTAGCAGTTGCAACCTGCTCGTCGGTTACGCCAGCCTCAATCGTGGTAACGGTCGGCTTAATGACGGTCTTCCATGCAGAACCGTCGTAAACCTCACCAAGGCCGGAGGGCAGAATGTACAGAACGCCCTGTGCCGGGGTGGTCTCACGCTCAGGTACAAAGCGTACCGGTTCGGTGTACAGGTTCTGGCCGAAGTATACCTCATGGGTATCAGTGGTCAGATAGAATGCCTGCTCACGAACTGCAGGCAGGTTTACCTTCTTACCGCAAAATACAAGTTTAGTTGCCATAGTGTTTTCTTCCTTTCTTGCCGCATTGAGCGGCCATCATGATGTGAAAAGTGTGAAAATATTAGAAAAGGACGCCCGAGAGCGCCCGAATCTACTTTATTAGAAGCCGTTAACTTCAACCAGATCGTCAGCCGAAGCAATGCCATGACCGCGTGGAATACCAAGATTCAGAACATAGTTCGGTGCTACACCGGTAATATCGGCCGTCGCCTGCTCGTCAGGAGCCAGCGTGGTTACCGTGCCGATAGTCAGATAAGCAGCCTGCCCATTTTCGCCGGTCTCGCCGCGAGGAAGACTGATTACCAGATGCGGATTCTCTGCGTCTCCGCTGACAGAAACGGTCGGAGCATCCGTAGGCTCGAGAGCTTTTACCTCGAAGGAAAGATTCGGCGTTGCGCCGGTCTCTCCCTTTTCACCCTGCGGGATGGAAAACTTCAGCTTTGCTTCATTTGCAGTGCCGACATTTTCAACCAGAGCAGGAGAGCCTGCAGCCACAGTTTCAGTCGATTCAACATCGACGGTCGCGGCTTTGCCCTCTGGGCCAACTACTTTACCAAGAATAAGTTTCGCCATGCGCGTTCACCCCCTCAAATTTCCGCCACAAGATAACCATCTTCATTGATGGAAAGATTGGGCGCAGCTGTGTTGTCTGCATAATGCAGTTCGAGATATCCGTCAGGATTGACTTCAAAGCCATATAAGCCCTCATGGGCGACAACATCGCCCGGGTCGCCCTTCTCGCCTTTAGGAATAGAGAAGTTCAGTGAAATGTTGCCGTCTTCATCGACAGTCTTTTCAACAGAGGCTTCCTCGTCAGACTCTACCGATTTGGCCGTCGCGCCCATGTTTTCGATAGCGTTCTTGGCTTTTTCAGCCTCGGCAGCCGTGTTCTTAACCTTCTCATAGGCCTCGTTTACACGATGCTCAATCTGGGTAAACTCAGATGGAACCTCCGGCCACTGTGCTTCTCCGGCCATCGACTTCGGAATACGGATGGTAATGAGATTGGTATGACGAACTTCTTCGCCTTTGATGCCGCGGAGCTGAACAGAGTATTTGCCCGATTCGCCGACCCAGCCGCGTTCGAGGACTGCGCCGATTAACTTGGGTTTCTTCTCTGGCTCGCCGTCCTCTTCCGGAAGGTCAGCCACAGCCGAGGCAGTATCTTCGATAGGCTCCATGAGTACGATGTTGAAATTGTCGCCGCACTGCACAAGCATGTGCCAGATGTAACCGTCCGGCAGATTGCCCGCCACCAGAAGCGAGCGGGAGAGATGGTCATACTGCTGAGCAATCGTTCCAACAGGCTTGTCGAGATACCAATCGTCAAACGTAAAAACAGAGGAGTAGTATTCCATGCGTTACGCCTCCTTTCCCGATGAGTTCGGACATTTCGGACATTCCCTTACAATCAGTTCGGTCATCGCTGGCTGAACTACTGAGTGCATATATCCGTTGCCGCCGGTCTCTTCATAATCGCGGAATAACCCCCAGAAGGCTTCAGCCTCCATCTGTGTCCATGACTTACTGGGGTTGGTTTCTTCATTTGTGTAGTAACGGTAACTCTGAAGAAGCCTGTCGCGGAGCTTGTTGCACTCGCGGCGTTTATTGGTTTCTTCTACTGAGTCCAGTCTGGCTTGGTAGCGCTCCATTGTTTTGCGGATAGTCTGTATCTCGTTTTCCAGCGTTTGCTGTATCTTGATGCTTTGGGCGCGGTACTCAGGGTATTTATGCACAGCGTCGAGTGCTTCATTGATTCGCTGGTCGCGGGCTTTTTCAGCCTCGTAGCGTTCAATGAGAAAATCTCTGACCTTTTTGTAGATCAGATAAAGAAAAACGCCGGCGAGAACTAACTCGACGACGGTAGAAAGGGTGACTTGCCCAAATAGATTTATAAAATTATTAAGGCCGGTCATTACGCATCACGCTCATGGCGAGCCTCCTTTCTTTGCAAAATTTATTGACGTTAGGTGGATTCTATTGTATAATTTATACAATGAAGAAATGAGATGTGAGACCAAATGAATCTCAAAGATAAGCGCTTCGGTAGATGGACTGTGATTGCCCCTGCCGAGCCTAAAGGGCGCAAATCGCGCTGGTTATGTCGTTGCGATTGCGGTACGGAACGCATTGTCTATCAAGACTCCCTCGTTAGAGGGTTATCTTCTTCTTGTGGCTGTTATCGCCCCAACAGACGTCACAACCTTCTCGGCCAGCGTTTCGGCAAATGGACGGTTATAGCACCGGCAGAGAATTACCCGAGCACGAATAAACGGCGATGGTTATGCCGATGTGACTGCGGCAATGAGAAAGTCGTAAACCAAGAGGGTTTACTTCAAGGAACGAGCACTTCGTGTGGATGTGCTCTGCCCGAAAAACGCAGACGCGACATTACAGGCCAGAGATTTGGGTTGCTGACGGCTCTATATCCAGTAGGAAAGAAAGAGGGCAAAGGTAGCAACATCTACTGGCGCTTCCGATGCGACTGCGGAAAAGAGATAGACTATTCTTTAGGAACGATAGACCGAGCGGTAAAGAGAGGGGATATGCATATCTCCTGTGGAGATCAAAAAGTTCATAAACCGAAAACTTACCAAGAGGGGACGAGTTTGTCGGTCATCACTTCAAAGAAATTCTCATCAAACACCTCAGGAGTGAGGGGAGTTTCTTATAGAAGACGAGATGACAGTTGGGCAGCGTATATCACGTTCCAAGGGAAACGTAAATACCTTGGCCAATACAAGACTTTAGAAGCTGCCGCTGCAGCTCGGAAACGAGCAGAAAACGAACTATTTGCTCCGGTTATTGATGCTCACAAAAATATAGTAGATAAACTGCCTGTCCACAAAAGAAAAAAGACGAAGGAGTAA